TCCTCCAGTTGTTTGTGAGGTGAATGTTAAACCAGCACCAACTGAAATATTTGTAGCAGAGGTTGCTGGCATAGTAAGAACAACCCAACCAGAACCACCAGAACCTGAAGCGGCTCCGTTGCCACCGCCACCGCCACCGCCACCAGTGTTTACTCCACCAGTACCGCCTGTTTGTATACCGTTTTGCTGACCTTGGAAAGCACCACTATCTCCACCAGCGCCACCTCCTTGAGATGCAGTACCGCCTGGACCAACAACGTTGAAGCCAGCCATACCGCCACCACCACCAGTAATACCTACTGATGTACCAGAGATATTTGTGGTTGTACCAGCGCCACCGTTGCCGCCCCTATTTGTTTGGGCAGCCTCCCCTGCGCCAACTGAGCCACCACCACCTCCAGAAGTATTTCCAGTATTGCTATTACCACCACTACCACCAACGTTTGAACTACCTCCGCTACCACCGCTACGTCCAGCGCCACCACCGCCACCTTGTAATCCACCTCGGCCAGAAGTCCATTCCCTACCGCCACCAGCGCCACCTTGGGCATTTACATTGTCAAAAGTTGAGGTACTTCCATCACCACCAGTATCCCATTGTGATCCTGCACCACCTGCGCCCACTGTTACTGTATAATTTGTATTATTACTTGCTGAAACAGCGTTACGTGTTGCAGTGACATACCATCCTCCGCCTCCGCCTCCGCCCCAGTTACCTCCACCACCAGCACCAGCACCTACTACAAGGTAAGTAAGATTTGTAGTAGCAGTCCATGTAACTGATTCACTTGCAGTGCTTTCTAAACCAGTTCCGTTATCGTTTGTTGCCGCTGCTTTAAATGTGTAAGCCACTCCGCTTGATAATCCTGTCATTGTGGTACTAACTGAAGAAGTTGTTGTTGAAGTAGTAAGTGATGCACCATCATAAGCATTAACAGTGTAACCAGTAATTGCTTTACCACCAGTATTTGTAGGAGCAGTCCAACTAATTGTAAATGTTCCTCCCGAATCAGCAGAACCACTTACGCTGGTAGGAACATCTGGAACAGTTGTTACGGTAATTGCAGTGCTTGCAGTACTTGCAGCACTAGCACCAAATTTGTTATACGCTGTTACTGTAAATTGATAAGAGGTATTACTATTAAGTCCAGAAACTACAATAGGAGATGTTGATCCAGTGTTAAATGCACCTCCAACAGTTGAATTAACTTGATAACTTGTTGGAGCAGGACTATTTGCATCAGCAGTAAAGGCAACTGAAACTGCTCCGTTATTATATGCACGAGAAGTTCCAACATCAGTTCTACTAGAAATTGTAGGTACTCCAGGTGGGGCTGAACAAGCAACCCAGTTACTACCATCCCAAATTTCTAATTGAGTTAAAGTTCCATTGTAATAAGTATCACCCAGTGCTGCACCAGTTGGTCGAGCAGCAGTAGAACCTGCAGGTATTAGTCCTTTAGAAGGAAATTGACTAATTGCCATTAAACTATCTCCACTCCGCTAATGTGAAAGTTTACAGAAGTTGTAGATGCAAATCCAGTAATTGTTTTAGGAGTTGCATTTGCAGGAATTACTTGTTTTAAATCAATAGTAGAAATTGAATTTGCTCCAACAGATATAGCAGGAACAACCACTACGCTATCTAAAGCAACCGTTGCTGTCGCAGAACTAGTTGCGGTATTACTAATAACAATATTTGTGACTACAGTTGTAGTACTTGAATTTGGCACTGTGTAAAGAGTTGTACTTGAGGTCGCTGCAGCAGTTCTTGCTAGGACCTTGGAGGTTACAGCCATAAGTTACTGTTCCTTTCGGGAGGTATAGCGGATAGGTTAAGGCTTTTTTTAAGCCTGTGTGTCCTAAACCTATGCTAATGTGAACCTATGAATTTGGTGCATAAATCCGTATCTCAAGGGGGCAAATTAGCGCCCCTAATTCTACCCCACTCAACTACATCTGGTATGGGCTTAATGAACCCATCTATTTTTGTCGATGATGATGGAGATATTTTAATAAATATTAGGCATGTAAATTACACCTTATACCATTCTGAAAAAGATCAGAGGTTCTTTAGTCCTTGGGGTCCACTCTCTTACTTACATCCTGAAAAAGACCAACGGCTAGTTACGACCAACTACCTAGGCCGTCTTGATAAGGATTACAACCTAATTAATTTTACTAAGGTTGATTACTCTAAATTTGATGTGCCACCTATTTGGGAGTTTGTTGGCGAAGAAGATGTCCGCATCACGCAGTGGGATGGTAATTATTATTTAATTGGTGTCCGTCGTGATACCACGTCCCATGGACAAGGTCGTATGGAATACTCCAAGATTGAATTAGATAAAGAGAATTGGACAGCAACTGAAGTCCAGCGAGTCCGTATTCCGCCTCCTATAGATGTTAATTCTTATTGTGAAAAGAATTGGATGCCGATCCTTGATATGCCATATCACTTTGTTAAGTGGGCTATGCCCACCGAAGTTGTTTGGGCTGATCCTGATAAATCTGAATGTAAGCAGGTACTAGTAAAAGAAACTCCGCCGATTTCTTCTGATCAACGTGGTGGTACAAATGTAATTGTTTGGGGCGATTACTACATTGCCTTTACTCATGAAGTAAAATTATGGAAAAATTATTTAAATCAAAAGGACTCTATCTACAGACATCGAATGATTGTGTGGGACAAAGAATTTAACTTTGTTGGTATTACCTCTTCCTTTTCCTTTTTAGATACGCCTATTGAATTCTGTGTAGGTGCTGCAGTCATAAAGAAGAATTTGGTTTTAACTTTCGGTGTACAAGATAATTGCGCTTTTGTTCTTGAGGTCCCTAAGAAGGTTGTCAACGGAATGATTACGGAGGCTATGTCCTATGGACGTTAGAGAGTTGACTTTAAAACTGGCTGAGGATCCAGTTGATGTTGAGAATAATTTCAACCTTGCTATTGCCTACGAAGAGCAATTGCAATACGCATCGGCTGCTGGATTTTATTTACGGGCTGCTGAGTATGGGTATAAAACACACCCTCTAATTACTTACACCTCTCTGTTAAAGATGGCGTTGTGTTGGGGTGCTCAGGGAGATAGAAACCGAACCATATACAACAACATCATGCAGGCTATTACTTATTTACCCAATAGACCAGAGGCATACTTTTTGCTCTGTAGAATTAAAGAACGAAACAAGGAGTATCAAGAGTGCTATACCTATGCTGAACTAGGTCTGTTGTTTGCTACTACTACCTATAATCAGCCACTGCCAGGGTATGTTGAATACAATGGCTCATACTGTTTACTATTTGAGAAGGCTGTTGCTGGTTGGTGGATTGGGCGTAGAGATGAAAGTAAAACTCTGTTTCAACATCTGTTAGATAATTACGAGATGTCTCAAGAGTATGTAAATGGATGTCTTAATAATATGAAGTTGTTTAACTAATGTTTCCTAATTGGTTTAAAGATGTAGAGAAGTACTTTAGACATGTGCCAAGTGTTCCACTTCGTGCACTGCAGATTGGCACCTACACAGGCGATGCCACTGAATGGCTATTAAAGAATCGCACTATTGAATACCTAGATGATGTAGATACGTGGGAGGGCAGTGAAGAGACCGCCCATAAAGATTTAGATTTTGTTTCAGTAGAGGCTTACTACGATTCAAGATTCCCAAAGGATGGAAGAATCATAAAGCACAAGATGACCAGTGATGACTTCTTTATTCGTAACGCTAGTTCATATAACTTCATATACATAGATGGCGATCACACCGCTCTGCAGACCGCTATGGATGGCTTGAATGGCTTTAGGCACCTGGAATCAGGTGGGGTGATGGCATTTGATGACTATCTCTGGAACTACGGCGGAGGAGAGTACAGGGAGCCTAAGAGGGGCGTGGATTGCGTTCTTAATCTCTGTAAGGGTGAGTACACAATGATTGAATCTGGATATCAGGTATGGATTGAGAAGTGCTAGATAACGCTTGCTTTGAAGTCTTTCATACTGATACTGGAAATGAATTAAGGAACAAATCTTACGAGGGCATTTTAAAATCTATGTCATTCTTATCACGGCTTGGCTCTGAGACTGTATATTTAAATACAGCAGAGAAGGCAAAGGAATTTATAGATAAGACACCAGAGTTTAAAGTCAATACCGTAACTGACTTTTGTAAACCAGGAGAGACCTTCCCCCCAAGTTCTGGAGTCATAGGAGTTTGGGCAAGTGCTTACTTGGCTTATAAAAAGTTTTTAAAATCTGACAAAGATGTATTAATAATTTTTGAAGATGACATAGTTATTAGCAATAACTTTAAAACTATTGCTCATATGTATATGAGTGAACTTATGCCTATATGGGATTTCTTTTCATTCTTTGTTCCAGATGATTCACTATTTGCTTATAATCAATCTGAACACGATATTGGTGAAGAACATATTTGCAAATCATATCAACAATGGTCTTGTGCAGGATATGCCGTAAGTAGACGTGGTGCAGAAAAGGCTGTTGCAGATATTGAGTTTAAAGGAATTAATTGTCCTGTAGATTGGTATATTTTTAACTTTAGAATGAAACAAGAAAAAAATCAAATAAAATTTAATACATTTACAGTAAAACCGCAAATATATAGACCTATAAAGTTTTTATTAGAAGCAGCACAATACAGTCAAATTCATAACGGTAGTACGGAGTTGTTTAGTAGACATCCATAACGTCATTTATAACTACCTCATCAGTAGCACCGCTAGTACCTTGAGTACCCTGTGTTCCTGTACCCGTAGTTCCTTGAATGCCCTGTACACCTTGTGTTCCCTGTGTGCCCTGTGTGCCCTGTGTTCCTTGAGTACCAGTAGTTCCTTGTGTTCCCTGAATACCCTGATCACCCTTGTCACCAACACGAGCAAAGGTTACGTATACATTGTCATTATTAATGACTGACAGAGTTCCTGTTACATGAGCAACTGGGACGTTAAAGTATGCTCCACCACTTTCGTGCGTATGAGCACCAGTAATTTGAAAGAATGCAAAACTGTTTGCGTCTCCAACTTCGGTAAACTTGATAGTTCCTTTAATTCCAGAGGTTGAGTCATCAATTGTTTGTAGTAGTTGTGAAATGTCATTTGAAGCAAAATCAAGGTTGTCTATGTACAACGCAGTTGCACTAGAGATAGTTGCATTATTAAATTTTAAATTTCCACTACCTGGATCAGTATTTTCTGTATTAGTTAAGAAGTTATATTCATGAGTTTCTCCACCAAAGTTTCCTGTGGCACCTTGAACTCCTAGTGTACCTTGAGTACCTTGAGTACCCTGAGTCCCTTGAGAACCGACAGTGCCTTGAGTTCCTTCAGTTCCTTGGGTGCCTTGAGTACCCTGAGTTCCTTGGGTGCCTTGAGTACCCTGAGTCCCTTGAGAACCAACTGTACCTTGAGTTCCTTCAGTTCCTTGGGTGCCTTGGGTTCCTTGAGTACCTTGGGTTCCCTGTGTGCCTTGGGTTCCTTGAGTTCCTTGAGTTCCATCAGTACCTTGTGAACCTTCAGTGCCTTGCAAACCTTGCGAACCTTGAATGCCCTGTACACCTTGTACACCTTGTACGCCTTGTACTCCTTGGGTTCCCTGTACACCTCCTACTCCTTGAACACCTTGTATACCTTGAAGACCACCATATGCAAGAGAGTTCCAAGCAGTTGATCCGTTACCAACTTTAAATTTACCAGTATCTGTCTCTGTTCCTACTTCACCAGCAGCAAGTGTTGGATTATTTGATGTCCATTGCGATGCAGTACCTCTACGAAGTTTGATTGTTACTGACATTAGACTACTCCTCCACCATCATAGGAACTTGTGTATACATCACTGCCATTTGCTTCGTCTCCTCCATCGGCTACACCTGTTACAGTGTCTGAACCATCAACTTCATCTCCGCCTTCAACTACATCTGCAGAAACGTTTGTTGTAATTTCAAGCCATTCAACTCCATCAAATACATAAACATTTCTTGCTTCTGTATTGTAATAGAGATCTCCAACGTACCTGCCTGTAGGTTGAGTTCCTACGGCAAGTACGTTGATAGGTACGAGGGCTCTTTTACTCATAGTAGTTAGGCTTTAACTACCACTCTATAAGTTTCGCCTGCGCCAGGAGCGACTGCAAATGCAATGGCTACTCTATTTGTACTTGATTTTGTAATATCAGTTACAACCTCAGCACCGCTTGAAATTTCCCAAACTGTTACAAGCACATCTAGTGTTGCTAAGTTATGGTCAATATTAAATGATGTGGCTGTATATGGACTTATTGGAGTTATAGTCTCTGCATAGGTTCCAAGTTGTCCAGAGGTACCTTGAGCACCCTCTGTACCTTGGGCTCCAGTAGTTCCTTGGGCTCCAGCAACACCGACAGCACCTGATAGGTTTACTGTCCAGGATGCGTATGTTCCAGAACCAATGTGTTTGGTCTTAGTAAATACGAGAGCGCCAGTTCCAGAGTTGTAAGAACTTACAGTACCGTATTGAATGTTAGAAACATCAAAGGCAACTGTTATGTCTTGACCAACAGAGTAATCAACCGCTAGATCGGCAACAGTAATTGTTTGAGATCCGCTGTTTGCTAGAGTGAATGAAGTTGTAGATGTTGTGGAGTACTTATCACCATCAAGACCAGAGGTACCTTGTACGCCCTGAGTTCCTTGTGAACCAACAGTTCCCTGTTGTCCTTCAATACCCTGTGCACCAACAGTTCCTTGGGTTCCCTGTGAACCAACAGTTCCCTGGGCACCCTCTGTACCTTGAGCACCCTCAGTTCCTTGAGCACCTTCAGTGCCTTGAGTACCCTGAGCACCTTCGGTGCCTTGTGCACCTTCAGTTCCCTGAGTTCCTTCAGTACCTTGAGCACCGACAGTTCCTTGTGCACCAATTGTGCCTTGTACTCCCTGAGTTCCTTGAGAACCTAGTGTTCCTTGAACGCCTTGGGTTCCTTGGGTACCTTGAGCACCTTCGGTGCCCTGAGCACCTTCAGTTCCTTGTGCACCTTCAGTTCCTTGAATACCATCTACACCCTGTGTGCCTTGGGTTCCTTGTGATCCTTCAGTGCCCTGAGTTCCATCGGTTCCTTGAGTTCCTTGAGTTCCTACTGAACCCTGTGCGCCTTGAGCACCAGCGGTTCCTTGTGCACCTAACGTACCTTGGGTACCTTGAGCACCAGTATCACCAACATCACCAGTACGAGCAAAGGTAATGATGATGTCATCATTATTTGCAAAAGTTCCATTTAGAGATAGATCATTAACTGGGACAGTAAACCATCCTGAGTTATTTGTAGAAACTCCATCAATTATGAATAGTGCGTAGGTTGCTGAATCAAACTTCTTAGAGATTCGTAAATGACCTTTAATTGTTGAGGTTGAGTCATCAATAGTCTGTAAGAATGAAGAAATGTCTGCAGAGTTATCATCATTGCTATCAATGTAGAGTTCTGTAGCACTTGCAAGATTTATATTATTAAACTTTAAATTTCCTGTGCCTGGATCTGTAGCACCAGTGTTAGTTAAGTAAGTGTAATCAAATGAAGCACCACCAAAGTTACCATCTTGTCCAGTTGCACCTACAGTACCTTGTGCACCTTCAACACCTTGTGCACCTTCTGTACCTTGTGAACCAACTGTACCCTGAGTTCCATCTACACCTTGAGTACCTTGTGTGCCTTGTGCACCAACAGTGCCCTGCGCTCCGTCAGTTCCTTGTGTTCCTTGTGAACCTAATGTTCCCTGTGTACCCTGTGCGCCAACGGTTCCTTGAGTACCTTGAGAACCTAATGTTCCTTGTACACCTTGTGCACCCTCTGTACCTTGAGTTCCTTGTGTACCGTTAGCACCGTCAAGACCTTGAATACCGTCTGCACCCTGTGCACCTACAGTACCTTGTGCACCTAGTGTGCCTTGTGTGCCTTGTGTACCGTTAGCACCGTCAAGACCTTGTGCTCCAGCAGTACCTTGAGCACCTTGTGTGCCAGCAGTACCTTGTGCACCAGTGCTTGAGTTAATCCATGCTGTGCCATTCCAAGCACGAAGAAAACCTAGAACAGTATCAAAATAAATTTGTCCAACAACGGGAGATCCTGGTGCTTCGGCTAAGTTTTGTATTCTTGCATTTTGTAATTCTAATTTAGTTAAATCAATCGGGGTTAAAAACTTACGGGCCATTTACATTATCTCCTTAAGATAAATATGCTTTTCCTGAAAAGGCTTGAGAGAACGAGACCGTAAGTGAGTTCGAATTAGTATAGGTTATTTCACCTTCGTAGATTGTACCGCCTGAATCAACAACTGTAACGTTAGGCTTAAAACCTAAATTATGAGTTATTACCCAGGAAGAACTTACTGCATTTTGAGTATGCTCATACGCTAAAGCCTGTGGCTCTAGACTTCCTTGAGCAGTTCCAAAATCTTGAGTACCAGAGGGAGTTGTAATGAGAATAACATCATTTACTACAATTGGAACAGTAGTTCCTGGTCTTACGTACTGACTCATTCTGTTACCTCTTCTGTCTTAAATATCTTTCCTCTGACATATGTTTGGGTGACTCCGTCTTTAGTTAACTGAACATCGTAGTACGAGGTTCTTGGTAACAGGCGTGTCTGTGTTCCAGTGAGTGCTAATTTTAGAGTACGAAGGCCTACTCCGTCTGCCGTACCTACATTTGGAAATGTAATTGTAAAAGTTGTTATAACTCCAGGAATACCTACTCCTAGAATATCTGCTTTTGCGGTATAGGTATCCACTTCAAAATCAAGAACAATAGTGAACTCGTAGGCATCTCCCTCATAGACAAAGAGGTCCTGAGTAACAATTGATACTGGAGTTTCCACATTGCCATAGGTAGGGGTAGGCAAGTGAACACGGGTAGCGGCTGAACGGTCGTCGATCTCTTGTGGTTGAAAGATTGGCACGTAGTGATTAGTAGTCTTTGAAATTCTGCGGAAACTGAAGACATCAATCTTAAACAGACCAATACCAAGTTGAGAACACAATTCTTTGTACTGTTGTTTTCTAGATTCAATCATCTGCATTAATTGTTGATAACGTTCAGACCTTGGAATTGTTACACCATCTGGAGCAAAGACGTTAATATCAAAAGCAGCATCATTAGCCAATGCATAGAGGGCTAGAGTTGATGCGTAAATAACTACGGGGTACTCTTCAAGTGTAGGAATATTCTGCAGACTAACACTGCGACCGTAGGCATCGGTGTGGAAGGCTGAGTGTTCTAAAAACGCTGTGCTTATGTAAGATTGAACTTCATTTGTTGTAAAGTATCTAAAGTAGTTTCCAGCAACAACTACTGCAGCATCAGCGGCAGGCACTGTGTCAAAAACAATATAACCAGTTGCTTCCTCAACTTCTACATCATCAGATATATCTACTCCGTTTAAGTTAACTATTAGATTTAATCCATCTAAAGGGGAGTAAGGAATTAAATATCGATTAGTAGTCCCATCAGCAGTAAATTGATAAACAAAAGACTTTGGGATATCGCCAATTTCAGATCTTAGTCGATCTGCTAGGCTTGCAATCGTAGCCACATAACCTCCGTTAAAATTCTATGCCAATCATCTCGTGTAATAGAAATTTATTCAGCGCAAAATAAAAAGGGTCCAACTCCCAACTGGGAGGAGGGCGGGAACCAGTTGAGAGTCGGACTACTAGCGACGGCTAGTTTTTAATTTGGCCGC